TCAACCTCGACCAGTTCAACCACTACCAGTTCGTCAACTTCTACCACCCAGTCAACTTCTACCTCATCAACCACAACATCCAGTTCGACTTCAACTACTACCAGTAGTTCAACTTCTACCACCCAGTCAACCTCGACTAGTTCAACCACAACATCCAGTTCAACCTCTACCACCCAGTCAACTTCTACCAGTTCAACTACGATTTCCAGTTCAACCTCTACCACCCAGTCAACTTCTACCAGTTCAACTACAACAAGTAGTTCAACCTCAACAACTATATCTACTTCAACTAGTTCAACTACTACTAGTTCGTCAACTTCTACAACCCAATCAACTTCAACCAGTTCAACTACTACCAGTAGTTCAACCTCTACCACTCAGTCAACCTCAACCAGTTCAACTACTACCAGTAGTTCAATCTCTACCACTCAGTCAACCTCAACCAGTTCAACTACTACTTCAAGTTCAACTTCATTTACTACTAGCAGTTCAACTTCTACAACCCAATCTATTTCAACCTCATCAACCACAACTTCCAGTTCAACCTCAATAACCCAATCTACTTCAACTTCGACAACCCAGTCTGTAACCACCTCAACATCCTCAACTACTACCAGCAGTTCAACTTCTACAACGATATCAACCTCAACAACTACTACTCTTAATTCTTTGTCTGGAGGATTATCTTTTGGCGAAGAAAATCCCAATCAGGGAGAATCAGCTATTAGTTGGCAAACATGGTCTGATGGTTCTGGGGGAATACCAACAATAGTTGGGAATCAAGATTGGGGAAAAATAGATATTGATTTAAGTGAAGAAGGTAGGAGTCAAGTTTATGATTTTAGTAATATAGAATTAAGATTGATCATTCTAACAGAGAATAGGTATGAATCAGGACAAGGAATTGCTACTTTGCAATATAGGACTTCTGATTCAATATTTAATCAAGATGATATTAATCCTTCTTGGAATAATTATTCAGATCAATTTTTAACTGTTTTTAGATATATGCAAATAAGGATTATTAAAGAATTATAAAAAAATGGCAACTTTAGCTTCCGATAATTTTAACAGAGATGATAGTGTAACTCTTGGTGTAAATTGGACTGATGATAATGTTGGATTTGGAATTGTATCTAATAAAGTTATAGGAGTTACAGATGGGGATCAATCCTATTGGTCAGGTACTTTCAATCCTGCTTCTGCTGACTATGATGTCACCGTTACCCTTCATCACACAGGTACAGTTAGTGAATTGGCTTTCTTTGGTAGGAGAACTGCTTCTAATACTTTCTACTGGGTGGCCATGAATACTTTTACCCAGACTATAAAACTTTATAAGCGGGTAGGGGGATCGGATACAGAATTAGGCAGTTTTTCAGGAGGATATTCAGTTAATAATACTTATACTTTCAGGCTCAACATGGTCGGTTCCATTCTTAAAGTCTATGAGGGAGTAACTGAAAGAATAAGTGTTTCGGATTCAGCTATTACTGATATCGGTAAACCAGGTTTACTGGCTACCTCACCAAACGGTAGTTGTGACTGGGATGACTTTTTAGTTGAAGGAACAGAAGCTACAATAACTACTTCAACTACTACTTCTGTTTCTACTTCAACCTCAACTTCGACCTCATCAACGACAATTTCTACCAGCTCTACTACTATTTCAACCAGTTCAACTACAACTTCCAGTTCTATCTCATCAACCACAACATCAAGTTCAACAACAACAACTCTTTCAATCCAAGCTCAATTCTTAGGAGTTGATATCATGTCTTTAACTAAAGATCTTCTTGACAATCCTGCCAGCCAAACTCAAACAGATGCTTTAATTAATTCTATTGCTAGTGATTTTTCTACCATAACTCATATTGGAATATCTATTCCAATGAATACAAATGCAGAGGCATTGGCTGAAAGAGGTAGTAATTTCAGTATAGAACCAGCAACTTATGCAGCACAATTTACCGATAAAATCCACGCGGTTGGTAAAAAAGTATTATGGCGGGGAACAGACTGTTTTTTTGAAGGGATATATAATTTTACCAAAGTCGGTAAAAGAAACGGTAATAGATTTACTTATCTGGTCACCGATATTACTGATAATTTTTCTTCAACTGAAGTACGAAACCACGGTTATGGATTAAGCAGTTCTGCTGGTAATCTTTCCAGTAATTATCTAACTAGTCATCAATCGGGGAATGATTGGACAATTGTTACGGGTGAATTAACTGGACCAGCAAGTAATGGTTGGTTAAGAACCTGTTTATTTAATGCCAGCGGTTTAAGAGATGTTGTAATGGTTGCCAAAGTAAAGAAAGTCGGCAACCAGCAGATAATTTGTCGGGCATCAACAGATTCCAATTTCCCTGGTTATGGATTGCAAATAAGAGATACCAATATCTTGCGTCTTGAAAGACCAGGATTGGAAAATCTAGGTGAAACAGCCAAAACTTGGGTTGAGGGTAATTATTATTGGTTAAAACTGGAATGTGTTGGAACAACTATTAGAGGTAAAGCTTGGGCGGTTGGAGATAGTGAACCAGGAAGTTGGGATTTATCAATTACTAATTCTTCTTACAGTTACGGTTTTTGCGGATTTTCAGGAGAATCATCAACAGGCTTATTTGATGATATGACTATTACGCCAGCCCAAGATACTGATACTTGGCTTTATCGGGCGGTTAATTGGATAAATACCAATATTTCTTTATTTGAAACTAATGATATTATTGCTCCTTATCCAGAAGCTTCTTCCCATCAATCTTTAACTAATCAGGGAACCTATAATGATTTTTTTGTTGATCTTAAATACTGTTTGGATCAAATTTGTAGCAATAACAACATAACTTGTTATAATGGTTTTTCTTCACATATTTGGACTTCAGTTATTCAGGGAGCGATTAGTGGCAGTATTTTCAGTATTCCTCAAGTAGCTTCTTTTGACCATTATGGTACAGGTTTAGGGCTTAATAAAAGATTTACTTCATTTTCCCATGGATCATCAGGAGCAAGTAATACTTATACCGTACCAACATCCATAACTGAAAATATTACCAACCGACACGATTTTATTCCTGAAAAAGTATCTTATAACAAAGAAATTGATATCTATATTGTTAATAAAGGAACTGGTGATTGGACCATGATAGTTCATAAAGCCAATAACGATCCAGTTCAGATGCCTAATCCACAGGATTTAACCGATTTGGATAATAGTTATCAGGTAACTATAGCTAATGCTAATTTAACCAATGGAGCCTTAAATACCTTTGCTATTGATTGGGACAATCCTGACACTGATGTAACTTACCATTTCCATCTGACTTCAACAGTTACTGATGGTACGGTTAAAACGACTACTTTAAATGATCTAAATACTTTATATTGTGCTGGTTATAAGCATAATGCCAGACCTGAAGCTTTAGAGATTGATTTAAGGAAAACTTATAATGTAACAGGTCAACCGCTTTATCTTCAAGAATGGGGAGATTATTGGTCAACTGATGCTTCGCGGTCAGATCCTGTTAGGACAGAGATTGAGCATGAATCTTATCTTGACTCTATTTATGCTGTTTTACAAAGACTGATTAATGAAGATATATTAGTTGGTTTTAACTATTGGCGGGTTTTGGGCGGTGAAGAAGCTGTCATGTATGATGCTGATCCAACCGCTGGCTATGATTATCAAATGTTGTATGAAGGAGAACGCTTACAAGCTTTTTTCAATAATAATCAAGTAACAACTACATCAACAACAACATCTAGTTCTACTTCTACTTCAACTAGTTCAACTACGACATCTAGTTCAACTTCAATTACTACTAGTAGTTCAACTTCTACAACTCAGTCAACCTCGACTAGTTCAACTACTACATCGAGTTCAACCTCTACCACCAAATCAACCTCAACTAGTTCAACTACTACATCCAGTTCTATTTCAACTTCAACTTCAAGTACAACTACTAGCAATTCAACCTCAACTAGTTCAACTACAACTAGTAGTTCTACCAGTATTAGTCAATCAACTTCAACAACGATTTCTACTTCGACTTCGACATCTAGTACAACTACTTCCAGTTCTATTTCAACTTCAACTTCGACTTCATCTACAACTATCAGTAGTTCAACCTCAACTAGTTTAACAATTAGTACAACTACAACGCTTTTAGTCAATTATCAGGCTGGAGATATAATTATTGAATGGGTTCAACTAACCACTTCAACTACTACCAGCAGTTCAACTTCTACATCTACTTCATCTACAACAACTAGTTCATCTATTTCAACCTCAACTAGTTCAACTACAACCAGCAGTTCCACCAGTATCAGTCAGTCAACTTCAACAACAATATCTACTTCATCCACAACAACTAGTAGTTCAACTTCAACAACTTATTCAACCAGTACGACCAGTTCAACCACAACATCTAGTTCGATTTCAACTACTACCAGCAGTTCAACTTCTACCACCCAGTCAACCTCGACCAGTTCAACTACGACAAGCAGTTCAACTTCAACTACAACCAGTACTACAACCACTTTAGCTTGTACGGAAATAATTGATCAATCACAAACAACAGGAACAACTCTTGCAGGATTTGGAGAGTTTAATGTAACCAGATATCGCGGTCAGGGTTTTATTCCCTCTTTAGGCCGTTTAACAGCTATTGAGATAAATTTAACTTTAAAAGGATTAAAGGGATTAAAAGTTTATATTGATACGGCTGATTCAGATTCCATTCCTGATCATTCTCCAGGTTCAGAAATAGCTTCTTTTGTAATAACCAATGCTGATTTAAGTATAGGAATGACTAAGTATACATTCCCTTCTGAAATTAATGTTACCAATGGTAGTCAATATGTTGTTTATTTTGCTCCATGGAATACCGATACGGATACTTATGATGATGATTACCGTGATTTAACTTGGCATAATTCAAATATTTATTCCAGTGGAAAACCAATTGTTAATAATGGCGGTACATGGAGTATTTCTAATAATGGTAATCTGGATTTGAAATTCCAGATTTATGGATGTGAGGAATCAGGTACAACTACTTCAACTACTACTTCCAGTTCAACTTCTACCAGTTCGACTACTACTAGTAGTTCAACTTCAACAACGATAACCATATCGACTACAACTTCTATATCTACTTCTACCAGTTCAACTACTACAAGTAGTTCAACTTCTATAACGATATCAACTTCAACAACAATGTCAACTTCAACAACGACTACTTTGGCTTATGTGTTATACCGAACCCGAAAAGGAAGTATGATTATCCATAATAGATATCCTGTGGCTCAAAATAAGCCTTATGAAGAAAAAGAGTCGGTTGTAGATCCATAGCTAAAATAGTATAATATTATAATGAAAAAAATTGAATTAACTCAAAATAGAGTTGCTTTGGTTGATGATAAAGATTTTGAATATTTAAGTCAATACAAATGGTGTTTTAATTCAAATGGATATGCAGTTACAAATGAATCATTTATGGGTAAAAGAAAGTTATTTCTTATGCATAGATTGATTTTAGGAGCCTTGAGTGAAGATAAAATTCAAAGAGTTGATCATAAAGATATGAATAAACTCAATAATCAAAAAATAAATTTAAGATTTGCCGATAAAAGTCAAAATGCAGCAAATAGATTAATTAACAAAAATAATATTTCAGGCTATAAAGGTGTTTCTTGGAATAAAAGAGACAAAAGATGGCAAGCAAAAATTGGTATAAATGGAAAACAGCTTTATTTAGGAGAATTTAAAGATCCTATTAAAGCTGCTAAGAAATATGATTTTACAGCCTTAAAATACTTTGGTAAATTTGCCAGAATTAATTTTAGTTCTTGACAAAAATGTGATTGTTATATATTCTACATAACAGGGTATATAAATTTTAGATGATTTATATCCACTAGCGAAAGCTGGTGGATTTTTTTATGCCAATATATCAATATCAGGAAGAATATTCAGGTGCAGGTAGAACAGCTACGGTAACGCGTGAGGGTAAAGTCCGTGTTGATGCTGGTCCGGCTTTTAAAGAAGACGTACAAACTGGAACTGGAAATATAAACTATACTACTAATATTGATGGTCCTTTCAGGCTTAATCATATTTCTGTCAAATTCAGTGGTACTCCGACAGCATCTTTTAATACTACTTTAATTTCAAGATTAGGAGTTGCATATAATGTTTCTTTGGATACTTCAGGAGCTTTTTCAGCAGGAGATACAGGTCATGTTTTTATTCCAGCCCAAGATTTATGGTTCGCCCAAGGAGATGAACTTAATGTTTCCTGTCTTGGTGGAGCTGGATTAACTTATGGATTAAGAATAATTTATGCTTTGTCTGGAGAAACAACTACTACTTCTACTTCGACTACTACGAGTTCCACCACAACATCATCTTCTACAACAATTACTACTTCAACCAGTACCAGTAGTTCAACTACAATTTCAACTTCTACAACAACTTCAACTAGTTCAACTACAACTAGTAGTTCAACAACTCAATCAACTTCAACTAGTTCGACAACAACATCAAGTTCGACAACTGAATCAACTTCAAGTTCAAGTTCTACTTCTACGACTGAATCAACTTCAACTTCAACTTCAACTAGCTCAACTACAACATCGAGTTCAACCAGTACGACTGAATCAACTTCAACTTCAACTAGCTCAACTACAACATCAAGTTCAACCAGTACGACTGAATCAACTTCAACTTCAACTTCAACCAGCTCAACGACTACATCGAGTTCAACCAGTACTACTGAATCAACTTCAACTTCAACTTCAACAAGTTCAACTACGACCAGTAGTTCTACATCTCAGTCGACAACCACATCAACCTCAACAAGTCAATCAACAAGTACTAGTACGACTTTAGGATAATGTTATAATATTATTAAAATAATTATGGATGACATAAAAATATTCGTAGGATTTACTAAAAAGGATAATGAAAAAAGAGAAGTTCATGGTTATGCTTCTTCGGAAACCCTTGATAGTCAAGGTGAGGTTGTAGAAAAAGAAGCCATTATTAAAGCTTTACCTGGATATTTGGGTGATCCTGATCCTGAAACTGGTAAATTTAGATTTGGTGGATTAAGGGAAATGCACCAGCCAAGCGCAGTTGGTAAGACAGTTCATGCAAAAGTAGATAATAAAGGATTGTTTATTAAAGGAAAAGTTGTTGATAAAGATGCTTGGGAAAAAGTAAAAGAAGGAGTTTATACTGGATTTTCAATTGGAGGTAAAGTATTGGAACAGGTTAAAAATAGGATAAAGGCCATAAAATTAAGCGAAATATCTTTAGTTGATAGACCAGCTAATCCTGATGCGTTATTTAGCATGGTTAAGATTGATGATAAAGGTAAGATAACTGAAGGACAAGTTGATAAAAATATGATAATCTCACCAATGACTGAATCTTCTGGAATGGACCCGATTAATACAGCTGGATTTATTTTGAGTTTAGCTAAAGATATCAGATATTTATTATATTCTTTTGAACAGGAAGGTAAATCATTAGTTGAACTTAATAAAGTTCTGGATTTATTAAAAAAACTAGCGGTTAAAGTATTATCTGAAGAGGATAAAAAGAAATTCGATAATATTTTATATGGAATGGACAATGAGGAATTAATGAAAGGAACTTTAGATGAGTTTGAAAAGAAAAAGCTTAAATCCAAAGAGAGGGAAGCTATGGCATCTGGTCAGTTTGCTTATGTGGATTCCAAAGGTGGTAAACATTTGCCCATTTCGGACAAGGCTCATGTTCAAAATGCTATGGCTAGATTCAATCAGACTCACTTTGAAAGTTCAGAAAAGAAGAAAAGTGCAGCTAGGAAAATTCTAGCCGCAGCCAAAAGACTTAATATGGAGATTGATTCTAAATCAGCTGTAGTCAGCGCGGCTAAACTGGATGAAGATTTTGACATTAAGAAATTTGTAGATTATAATTGGACTCCTGGTTATTTTGAAAATATGAGAAAGGTTTTAGGATAAAATGCCTTATACATTTGATAAAGATAAAAAACAACCAGAAAAAATACCGGTAACTGAAGATAAACCGAAAATTGAAGTTCCTAAAACTCCAGAACCCCCAAAAGTTCCCGAAGGTAATGTGATTATTAGTGGTGCAATACAGATTTAAACTTTGTTTACGCGCGTAAACAATTCGTGAAAAATGCCAGTGGAAACCGTAGAAACCTATAAAATAACTCCACCAACACAATCCATATTTTCTGCTTCCAGCTCAAAAAAAGGTAAAGGTAAATCAGTAAAGTCAAAAGGTAAGAAGTAGTACTGCTTGACTTTTATTTTATAGGTATTGTATTATTCATAACTAGGTGAGTTCGTTCCCAATTTGAGGAGGAATTTATTTAGAACCCACGCCAAGTAAGGCGTGGGATTTTTTTTGAAAGGAAATATAGATGCCTTGGGTGAATATACCAAAGAGTAAATGGCCACAAATGGAAAAATGCGTATCTGATCTTAAAAAAAATCCTAAGTTTAAACCGCAAAGGGGCAAGACTAAGGAAGAAAGTGCTAATGCAATTTGTTATACAAGTATTATGGGAGGTAAAAGGAAGGGGGGTGAAAAAATGGACAAACCCGTAACTATTAATTTTTATGGAAATTATTGGGATAAAATCTCTGAAGATGATGAGATTGAGAAAGGAGGTGAATCAGATTCTATGGAAAAACAAAAATGCCCAGAATGCGGCAAAATGGTTACTAAAGATAAAATGAAGGCTCATATGGCGGAAACTCATCCTGCTAAAAAGGTAGATGATGCTAAACCATTAGAAGAAGTTCCAGCAGAAGCCCCAGTTGAACCAGAAAAAACAGTTGAGGAAGCTCCAGCTGAAGAAAAACCAGTTGAAGAAGATCCAAAAGTGGAAACTCCAGCTGAAGAAAAAGTGGAGGAAAAGATGGATAAGAAAGCTGCTGAACCTGAACAGTCTCAGAATGTTACAGAACTTCTTAAAAGTATGATTGCTAAAATTGATTCTCTTACTAAAAAAGAAGAGAAAAAGGTAGAAAAGGCTGATGATTCTGCTCCAGCTGATGGAACGGCTCCTGAAGGTGAAAAAGCTCCTAAAGAGGGTGAAGAAGCCAAACCAGAAGGGGAGAAACCAGAAGGTGAATCAACAGAAGGAGCAGAAAAAGAAGAAGAGAAAGTTGAAAAGGCAGAGAGTTCCGCTGTGGCGGAATTAGCCAAAGTTAATTCAACTCTATCTAAGTTCGATCAGTCTTTATCCAAGATTGGCGATCAATTGAAAAGCTTTGATGAAAGATTAAAGAAAATTGAAGAGCAACCTGCTCCTGTCAAAGTTTCAAGTCCAGTTACAGTCAGCAAGAACGCTGAAGTTACTAAATTGTCAGATGAAGAAGAAAAAAGGCTATCTGAAATAAAAAAACAACTGGAAGATCTGGATTATGAAAGACAACATAATCTGGATGAATATCAGAAATCAAACAAATGGAATAAAGCCTTTGCTTTGATTGATGAAAGAGACAGACTCGAAGCCAGAAAAAAGGGTCTTTAACTCTAGTTAATAAGATTTATAAATCTATTGAAAGGGGGTGAGAAATAAAAGTATGAATTATGTTGATGAAGCTTTACAGCAAATCAGAGAACAGTTATATAAGGCAGCCGAAGTAACAAGTACTTATACTTTTTCCCCAACTACTCGATCTATTTTCTCACCAGAAAATCTGGATGAGAGAATTAAGTTTTTGGTTCCTATAGATACACCTTTAAGAAATAGGATTCCTAGAGTAGCGGGTAAGGGTCAAGCGGCCATGTGGAAACGAATGACTTCTGCTGTTCATAGTAAAAGCCATCCTTCTACAAATGTGGCGGCTGGAACTAATACTGCTATTAGTTTTGCCGATGCAGGTGCACCCAATGAAACAACTCAGACTTATGATATGGTATCCCAAGCTTACGAATTATTAGGTCGTAAACTGGAAGTTGGAGGTTTGGCCTTGGCTGCTTCCCGTGGTCGTGACGGACAACCAGACATGATGAAGAGCCGTGAACAGATTAAGGCTTATGAGTTAATGCTTGGTGAGGAAGAAATGATTGTAGCAGGAGATACTGATGTGGCTAATGAATTTGATGGTTTGTTTAAACAGATAACCACAAATTCAGGATCATATTCAGGTTTCGTAACCTCATCGGGAATCGGAGCTAACTGTCGGACTCTTTATCTTTATGGTGCTGATCCGACACTTTTGGTTCTTAATGCCAGACAATTACAGGCTTTAGCTGATGATTTACAAGCATCTGGAGCAATCCAAAGAAGTGTTATTACCCAAGGTGAAGTTGCTGGAGTAACAGGCGGGTTTGCTCTATCCAGAATCGTCAATCCTGTAACACAATCTCTGATTGATGTTAAACCTGAAAGGTTTGTCGGTTATGGTGGATTACTTTTGACTGAAAAATCACCAGCAGGTGAGCGTTGGATTGAAATGGATGATCTTATTCCAGTATCCAGAGTTGATGTTCCATCAAGTAACTTTTCATATGTCAGCTTTATATTGGAAGCAACGGCATTAAAAGTTATGGGAGAACCTTTTCAAATGCAACTTACAGTGGGTCAGGTATAAGACTAGGTATTTATTATTGTTGGGTTTGATAATTCCTTTTTCAGACCCAACAAAAAGGAATAATAATAATATTTTGCAAGGCCAAGATTTCAGATAATTAGCTATGGCATCAACATTAAATTATGCAACTGAGGTTGATCTGGAAAATCTACTTTTGATTACGGTAGATGCTTCTTTTTCTTCTCAAATTGATACCTGGATATCGGCTGCTGAGGAAATGGTAGATAACTACTTAGGCTATACAACTGCATCTGGACTCTGGCAAGAACAAATTACTGGAGAATTTAATGAAGCAAGGGTAGATGGCGACCTTAATCTGGTTATTCATCCGCGTAAGAAACCAGTAAGTTCCCTTTCTTCTTTAAGTATCCAGAAGGGTTCTGAAATAACCACAATCGGCTTAACTAACGGTTCTGGTAATAACCGCTATATAATTCCAGTCCAAGCTGATTGTATTGTTTATCCGTCTTTTGAATTGTCCGTTTCTTCCTCGGTAATGCTGAATAACTGGGCTGATATAAAGTTTTCACGTTTCTATACCAAAATAAATTATATTGCTGGTTATACAACCATTCCTGGTCCAGTAAAACTGGCCACTACTTATTTTGCGGCTGATATATTCATGCGACAGGCTAATAAAGAAGGTTTAACCTACTTATCTCAAGGCAGAATTGCCAAAAGATGGTCGGAAACTATGGATGGTCGATCAAATTTTATTCGCGATGGAGAAAGAATGCTGAATTATTATAAATTAGCATCGGGGTGGTTTTAAAATATGTCACTTATACTTGACCGTGTAGTTAGCGTAAAGAGGCTTTTAGTTGATACTGATAATACAGATAAAGAACAGTATCAGGCTTTCGCACCACTTGCTAATGTGGCCATAAATATTCAACCTGCGGGGGCAGAAGATTCGATTATAGCTGATGGAACATTCGGTCAGGCATATATCGCTTTTACAACAGTATCGGGAATCAGGTCAGGAGACAAATTGACAGACCAGGTAACAGGAGAAACATTTATAGTTAAAGGACTGACAAATTGGATGGCCACATCTCTTATACCGCATATAGAACTATTATTAACAGAATTTGAAACAGCAGAATAAATATGGCATTTCAACTTAATTTTCAAATTGAAGACAAAGGAACAATTTCAGGATTGAATAATGTAGTTAATGCTTTGCCTAATCTGATTGAACAATCTTTAGACACAGCTGCCAATGATATTAAGATGGATATGAAAGGAAGAACTCCAGTAGCCAGTGGAGCTTTACAAAAAAGTATTGAAATTAATAAGAGAACTTTAAGAAGAGAAATAGGTCCTTCATTGGAATATGGTTATTATCAGGAAAGAGGAATAGGTAGTCAGAGAAGACCGCCTATAGATAAAATTGAAGCATGGGCTATGGCTAAAAGTTTAAGTCCTAAAGGTAATTATTCTAATCGAATGATGGCTAAATATATTGCTTTAAAAATAGCCTCATCTGGTTATAGGGCGAAAGAGTTTGTTAAAAAGACATATTTCTGGTCTGTAGGCAAAATGGATCAATGGTTTGGTCAATTAGCTGACAAAATTACTATTGAATATCAAAGAGGATAAATATGAGCCTAACAAATATACAAACAAAACTGCTTTTAAAACTGAATGAAATGGGAACATTAAAAGCCGCTTTTGATTACCCAACGGGTAATCCTGATGGAAAATATCCTTTTGCAGTTTTGACTTTACGGGATGGTGATGCCAAATTTGCCTCAACAACACATAATTTAAGACGACAGGGATTTTCTATCACTGTTTATCAGGAACAATCAAAGCTCGGTCAGGGGGTTGAAGCAGCTGAGTCTATTACCACTTCTGTCTTAAAAGAATTAAAAGCAGCTTTAGATATGGATACAACGCTTTCTGGTAACTGTAAATGGGTAACTCCAGTTAGTTGGAATACGACCTATGTAGATCGGGAACTGGATACCCGTGTACTTGAAGTTTCAGTTGATGCTTATGAAATTGTGAATTCTTTATGAAAGGGGGTGAATTACTATTGGAATAGATATAGGGCGTACAGGTAGTTTAGGAATTGCAATAGAAGCCAGTGCTGGCAGTGCCAACACTACCATGTCTGCCTATTTACCATATTCAGATATTTCTCTTCGTGGTCATCACGAAGCAATTGAAGATATTTCATCCAGAACATCAAGAATCATGGATTCCGATTCGGTTATCGGCAAAAGATGGACTGAAGGAGATGTAGAAATAAATGCTGATATAGTTAATTCTGGATATTTATGGAAATTGGCTTTGGGTGGTGAATTATTAGTTACAGGTACACCTAATAACCATACTTTTTATCTATATACAACCGTATCAGGTAATACTCCATTAACAGCAACTTTAATCCAAACCAGAGCTAATACAACTGATATTGAACAGTATACTTATGCCGCAATAGATGAGCTAACCTTTGAAGTTTCAGATGGCCTTGCAACCCTCAATGCTTCTTTTCAGGCTCAATTTCCTGTGGCTGGAGCTGCTCAAACAGTAACAACTACATCAGGAACAGTATTGGCTTTCAAGGATTATTTTGTCCAATTTGGAGCAACTCTGACAGCAGCTGGAACAGCAGCAACTACACCAATTAATGAATTCAGTCTGACAATTGCCAATAATCTGGAAGTTATTCACAGAAGCGGCAGTTCAGATGTTTCAATAATCAGAACTAAAGGAGTCAGAGTAACTGGTTCTTATACGCTTTTCTTTGATTCAGTAACTGATAGGGATGCTTATTATGCTTTGCAGAAAAGGTCCATGATCTTAACTGCGTCAGGAATACTTAACGAATCACTGAGAATCAGGATTCCTGAATTCAGGTTGAGTGAAGCTGACATATCAACAGGACTTGATGATTTCTATACCATCACAGCAGAATTTGTGGCTGAAGACGATGTAGACTCAGGGGTACGTTTAATGGATTGTCGTTTACAAAATGGTAAGAGTACATCATATTAGCCGAATTAATAAATTAAGAAATAAAGGAGGTGAAAAATGTTAGATAAAACTGGCATACCAACAGTAGATCATGTATTGCCAAATGGAGACACTGTTGTCTTATACAAATTCCTGACAACAGGAGAGGCTAGGGAACTCCAGAAAATGATGTTGGCGGAAAGCAAGTATGATATTACATCTGGAAAGATGGAAAATGTCAATGTGGCTACTTTCCTCAAATATCAGGATCAGTCTGCAAATGCCTTGATTAAGGAAATAAAATTAAAAGATGGAACTATCAAGCCATTCCAACAGGAGTGGCTTGATTCTTTACCAATAGAAGAAGGCAATAAAGTCTATGATTTGGTAAATGAGATTACTCAAGGTTCTTGGGTTAAAAAAGAGGAAAAAAAAAATTAATAAAAGCAGTTTGGAGAGGACTGGCGGGTGAAGAAATCAGGTCTGAAGAATATATCAGATACTTGGTTTGTAAAGACATGCATTGGGATTATTATACCTATGAGTCCCAACCTGCTTTCTTTATAGAAGAAGTATTAACTATTATGAATCTGGAGGGTCAGAAATCAAAGAAAGATACTAAGGATTTAGAAAGAAAAAGTAAATCTATGAGTAGGAAAAGGAGATAAAGTGGCAGAAAAAGAAGTAAAAATTGTCGTTACAGCTGAAGATAGAGCTACACCAGTAATTTCGAGAGTAGCTAGTGGAGTCAAAGGTGCGGTTGACTCCATGCGATCCAGTATTAAAAGCTGGATTAATGATACTGCTTTGGCTTCTGCTGCTTTTACTGCTCTTTTTACCAAAGTAGCCAAAGGTGCTATTGATACGGCAGCTGACTTTGAAAAAGCGGGTATCATGACCCGTTTTCTAACTGATAATACTGAAGCTGCCAATAAATATTCTCAAGCTTTAATAGATCTTGCTCTTACTACTCCTTTTACCACCAAAGAAATAACCACTTTGGGTTCGCGGATGATCGGCCAGGTTAAAGATGTAGATATTAGCGTTCTGGGAATGAAAGCTTTAACCAATGCTGTTTCAGCAACTGGTGGTGGCATTATGGAATTGGAAAACTCCCAAAGAGCCTTAACCCAAACTTTCATTAAAGCCAAACCTTCTTTGGAAGAATTAAACAAACAATTCAATAATGCCAATATTCCCGTTATGCGGGCATTATCCAAACATTTGGCTGATGGAACAGTAAAACTTAAAGGATATACGGATGCGGTGGTAGTAACTGGCGGAGCATCAAAAAAGTTAGCTGGAGATGCGACTAAGGCAGGAGAAGTTATTGAAGATTCAGCTTTCAAAACGGATAAGTTAACGGCTGCCATGAATAAGGCTAAGAATAAGTTTGGTGAAAGCAGCTATCAATTCAAGGAAGCCAAAGATAAATTAGGAGACTGGAATGAAAAAGTAGCTGGTGCTCAAGGAACAATCGAAAAATATAATTCAGCTTTGGGTAGTACCACCAAAACAATAAGCGGATTCCATAAGACCCAGGAACAGATAATGGCTGATCTTCAGGATGTGGCTAATTTGGGTGTTACTGGCAAGGATACGGCTGTGGCTATTATGGAAGCTCTAGCTTTGGAATACGCGGGAGCCAATGAAACAATGCTAAACAGCTTTTCTGGTTTAACCAGAAATATTGTAGACCAAATACAGGTTGTTTCTGCATCTATTATGGGAATTGATAAAAACTTAAATGTTCGGGAAGGAAGTATTTTTTATTATCTTAAATTGGGAGCTAAGTCATTATCAGAATTCCTGGCAGCCCACAGATATGATATAGCTGATTTTGTTGACTCTCTTCTTAAAAATAAAGTGGCAATGATGAGCATAGCAACGATTATTGTTAGTATGATGATTCCTGCTTTTGTTAAATTAAATAAGTTTTTGGGATTAACTAAACTTCTTTTGGGTGGACTAACATTAACTCCTTTTGTCCTCATTATGGCTGGAGCTATCAGTCTTCTTCTTGCAAATACAGATCGTATCCAACGGATAAAAGACAAAATGGCGTTTGGAACAACAGAAACCGGAAATGTCCATGCAACCTGGCAACAAGCATTAAAAGGAATCGCTATCAGAATTGAAAACCTTGTTGATTCTCCCCAAATGCAACGAATTAAAGACAAACTGGCTTTCGGTACAACTGATACTGGAACAATACATGCAACCTGGCAACAGGCTCTTGAGGGAATAAAAATAAGAGTTCAAAATTTTTCCGAAAATTATATAGGACCACTTATTCAGAGAATGAAAAATAATTTATATTGGAGTATTACAGATACTGTTAAAGCTGATACTACTTGGATGGATATTTTGGAAGGAATAAAAGACAGGATTAACCGATATGTGGGAATTATAGGCCAGAAAATCCAAGAGATGAAAAATATGTTTGTCTTTGGCGAAATAGCCCCGCCAATTCCAGCAACTTGGATGAATGTTTTAGAGAAAGTAAAAATCTTATTAGAACAAGTCAAACAAAAACTGTCCGAATTAAAAGCAAAAGCCAAATCGGAAATAGACAGTATAATTCAATTCTGGAATGAACATAGAGAGGCTATTACAAAAACAGCCCAGGCAATTACAGTATTTTTTCTCCCTGCTATTATAGCTTTAGGTATTGCAATGGCGACTAATGCTATTCGGGCTGCTATTACACTTACTTTGCAATTTATTGCTATGAAAAATGCAGCAGCCCAAGCTGCCTTTACTGGAATCGGCCAATTAATATACCAAACTATCCAGTTTGGTATACAAGGATGGAAAACTATTGTTGTATTAGCTGCCCAAGCTGTTGCTTGGACAACCAGTACTCTTCTGAAAACTGCAAATGCTGTAGCAACTGGATCATTAACTATAGCAACTGTAGCTCAAGCTATAGCTACAGGTGTATTAACAGCTGCTACATGGCTTCTTAATACCGCCCTTTCAATCTTATTTGCTCCTTTAACAATAATAATTGTGGCTATAACTACTATTATTGCTATCTTTTTACAATGGGCTGGACTATTGGATAATGTAATTGGAGGATTAAGAGGATTACTTAGTTCTATTTTTGGGTTAAATCCACAACTTGATTTATATAGACAAAATTTAGATTTATCTAAGAGTTCAACAGATAGTTTAGCTGCGGCTACTGATATTCTTACAGGTGCACATGATAGGGCAACAGATGCTAATTTGGAGTTACGAGGAGCGCAATTAGGAGTAGACAACGCACAAAGAATGGTAACTGATGCGTTAAATACATATGGAGAAAATAGTCCACAATATAGAGATAATGTCCATAATTTAGATTTGGCTAATAGAAGATTAGAAAAAGCTGAAGAAGGTGTTGAAGGTGCACAAAGAGATATAATGAAAGCTCAAGATGATTATGCCAAAGATGTAAAAGAGAAAGCAGTACCAACAGTTACTTTTTTTAATAGATACTTAGATAGTCATAAAAGTAAATGGCAAGAATTGGCAGATGCAATAAATAGTGTTATTAGTAATATTTTGAGATGGACTGGATTAAAAGGGCAACATGGAGCTTCTGGACAATGGCAACATGGAGGTATCGTTCCTGGTCCAATAGGTCAACCAATGCCAGCTATTGTCCATGGAGGTGAAAGAATAACACCAAGAGGAGGAGTAGATGAATCTGCTAAATCAATGGGGGGGGATGGAATAACAATAAATATTAATGGTTCAGTAACTATGGATAGTGAAGAACGGGTTCGGGAATTGGCAAGATTGATTATGAGAATGCTCGGAAGAGAAAGTGAGTTAAGCCGCTACGGAGTCGGTTATTGATAGCATTGTGACACTCTAAACTATGATTATTAACCTAAAATAAAATATGGCAATAACATTTGACGCTTTTAGTCTACAAGACAGCAACTACATAATCACGGATACTGAGTATAGGACAATCCCCTCGCGGGAAATTACTCTGGAATCAATTGCCAGAAAGCCTGGTAAGAAATTTTTGGCTGAGGAATTTGGTGAAAGAAGAATCAGGTTATCTGGATTCATTGAAGGATCTTCTGCTTCTGATCTGATTACCAAAATAGACGATCTTCATACCAATGTTACCCGTAAAAAAATAGGCACTTTATCAATTGATGCAGACCGCGATATCCAGACTTTGGTAGTTTTAGTTGCTATAGCTGAACCGCATTACAGCCAAACCATAGTTCCCATGTCTCTGGAATTTGTAGCTGCCGAACCTTTCTATCAGGGTGCTCAACGAGTAGCTGTTACAGCAATAGCTGAAGGAACAGCTTCAGCCACCATTACTACCACAATTTCTGGTTCTGTTTTTACCGAACCAATAATTACTTATACGCCCAAAGGCGGTGGGAGTAATACTAATATTTACAGGATTGATATAAGTTATGATCAAACTGGAGAAGAAGTTACTTGGTCAGGCGGTAATCATCCTTTAAGTAATGCGGATTCAGTAGCCTTTGATTATTCTAACCAGATTATAACTGAAGGAAATAGTGAAATTGAAGCCAGTGGAGTATTTGCCAGATTTGAACCAGGATCAACAAATTTAACAGTTACTTATTACAGTACTTCCACTTCTTCAACAACAACATCTACTTCTTCAACAACAAGATCAACATCAACAACTCATACTGGAACTACTACTTCAACAACCAGATCTACCTCAACTTCTACAACTACAACTTTAGCTAGTCCAACAATAACGATTACTTACAGACCAAGATATCTATAAAAATATGTATGATAACTTCTATCAACTCCATTTTTAAAATTTTTTCTAAAGAAATAAATCTATGGCAACCTTAGCTTCTGATAATTTTGATCGGGGTGATAGCGGTAATTTAGGTGCTAATTGGACTGATGATGATGCAGGTTTTGCAATTGTATCCAATAAAGCTGTAGGAGCTACTGGTGGAGATCAGACTTATTGGTCAGGAACTTTTAACCCCGCTTCAGCTGACTACGATGTAACTGTAACTTTACATCATACGGGGGATGTTTCCGAACTCGCCTTTTTTGGTAGACGTACAGCCTCCAATAACTTTTATTGGGTGGCCATGAATACTTTTAGTCAGACAATCAAGCTATATAAACGGGTAACGGGTTCAGATACAGAATTAGGAAGCTATACAGGTGGTTATTCAGTTAATAACACTTACACCTTTAGACTTAATATGGTTGGTTCAACCATTAAGGTTTATGAGGGACTTGATCAAAGAATCAGCATAACTGATACAGATATTACTGATATCGGTAAACCAGGATTGTTATCTACCTCACCAAATGGTACTTGTGACTGGGATGATTTTCTGGTTGAGGGAACAGAAGCTACTACAACTTCAACCACCGTCTCAACCTCAACTAGTTCAACTACAACATCGAGTTCAACTACGACATCAAGTTCAACTTCGACAACTCAATCAACCTCAACTTCAATAACTACATCAACCACTACAACATTACCACCCAATGAAGGTCGATTATGGTCATGTGGATTTGAGTTGAATAGTTTAACTCCAGGAGTGGAAATTTCATCAATTTTTGCAGGTAGTCCTACAATTGTTACTTCTCCAGTCAGAAGTGGAACTTATGCTTTAAATTGTAATACTACTTCAAGTGGAACAGGGTTTAGATATCAATTTTCTGAATCAGAAACTGTTATTTATGTAAGGTTTTATATTCAATTAGCTTCAGCTCCAGATGGAGAAACACCACTTTTAGATTTAGAAGTTGCGCCTCCTAATTTTACTGGAGTTGAAGATACAATTCTTTTAGACACCGATAGGACTTTACGATTAAGAGGAATTGGTGATAAAAGTTCAGCCTTATCTTTAAATACTTGGTATAGAGTTGAATTATTTTATGATATATCTACTCCTTCTTCCACAGTTATAACTGGAAGACTTAATGGAGTACAATTCAGTACTCAAACATATTCACATGGAACTGCAACTTATGTAAATCAAATTGTATTAGGTTTACTTGCTCCTGATGTTATTTGTCAGGCATACTTTGACGATATTGCCATTAATATTACAGATTGGCCAGGATCAGGTAGAATTGTTCATCTTAAAACAATTAGTAGTACAACTTATGAGTGGACTCATGATGATAATACAGGAGCAGATGTTAATAACTATACCGAGATAAATGAAGTTATTCCAGATGATGCTACTTCTTATTTAAAGACTGATATACAAACTTTAGAGGATCAGTTTACAGTTGAAGATTTACCAGTTGAAGCAGAAATAATAAATCTTGCTTCAATTGGAGTACGTTATAGGGGAGAAGGAGCCTCAGAAAATACTTCTTTTAGTGTTGGTTTGGAAACATCAGAATCTTTTAATGGTAGCGATATTATTACACCAGCCAGTACAACTTGGATTACAAATGCGAATATTGTACCCAGAAATTATCCATATACAGTTTATGGAGAAACAGTCTCCAGTATAAATGGGGCAAATCTATATTTAGACTCTCTATTAGCAGATACAAATAAAGTAAATGTTTCTACTTTATGGCTATTAGTCGATTATACAACAGTTGCTGATTTAACAACCACTTCTACTTCAACCACTCAATCAACTTCTACTTCTTCAACTACGACTTCCAGTTCAACCTCGACAACTCAGTCAACTTCTACTTCAATTTCAACCTCAACTTCTTCAACCACGACATCAAGTTCAACCTCAACAACTCAGTCAACCTCTACCAGTTCAACTACGACATCAAGTTCAACTTCTACCACCCAGTCAACCTCAACTAGTTCAACTACTACATCGAGTTCCACTACTAAATCAACATCTACCTCGTCAACTACAACCAGTAGTTCAACTTCTACAACTCAATCTACTTCTACCACCAAGTCAACCTCTACCAGTTCAACTACAACGTCCAGTTCAACTTCTACCACCAAGTCAACCTCAACTAGTTCAACTACTACCAGTAGTTCAACTTCTACCACAAAATCAACCTCAACTTCTTCAACCACAACATCGAGTTCAACTTCTACCACTCAGTCAACCTCAACCAGTTCAACTACAATATCCAGTTCAACTTCTACCACCCAGTCAACCTCGACTTCTTCAACCACGATATCGAGTTCAACTTCTACCACCAAGTCAACCTCAACTAGTTCAACTACTACCAGTAGTTCAACTTCTACCACAAAATCAACCTCAACTTCTTCAACCACAACATCGAGTTCAACTTCTACCACCAAGTCAACCTCTACCAGTTCAACTACGACTTCCAGTTCAACTTCTACTACCAAATCAACCTCAACCAGTTCAACTACTACATCCAGTTCAACCACAATATCAAGTTCAACTTCAACAACCAAATCAACCTCAACCAGTTCAACTACTACATCGAGTTCAACTTCTACCACTCAATCAACCTCAACTTCTTCAACCACGATATCGAGTTCAACTTCTACCACCAAGTCAACCTCTACCAGTTCAACTACGACTTCCAGTTCAACTTCGACAACCCAATCAACTTCAACCTCTACATCTTCTACAACTACTAGTAGTTCAACTTCAACAACTACTATTTTATCTTTTACTGTAGTAGATATTAGAACTTTTTTGTTAGCCAAATTAAACGCTATTACTACTCTTAAAGCTGCCTTTGATTACCCAACAGGTAATCCTGACGGCAAATATCCTTTTGCCACTTTGACCTTAAGGGAAGGTGAAGGCAGATTTGGTAGTACGGCTCATAATATCAGGAAAGAAAGTTATGTTATCAAGGTTTATCAGGAACAGTCTAAAATAGGACAAGGAGTAGAAGCAGCAGAATCAATAACGATGAATGTTTTATCAGAGCTTCAAAACGCTCTGGATATGGATACAACTCTTTCTGGCACTTGTAAGTATGTAGTGCCAGTCTCTTGGAATACTGCCTATGAAAACCGTGAATTGGATGTACGGATACTTGAAGTTATTATAGAAGCTTATGGTATAGTTGACAGTAGATGATATGTATAGTTCTCAAAGAATTATAACTATAGACCAAGATCAGGTTAACGGCCAAGCCGATTTGACTAATTTTGTCTTTTTGTTTAAAGAAACCGCTAATTATCTGAAAACGGTTGGAAATGGCGGTAAAATCCAAAACAGTAATGGCTACGATATTATTTTTACTCTCGGTCCAGATATTTCTTCCAAACTGGATCATGAAATCATTAATTACGACTCGGTTACAGGACAATTTATTGCCCGTATTTGTATTCCCACGGTTTATTATGATAAAAACACTATTTTATATATTTATTATGGCGACAGTTCAATTGATAATAGTCAAGAAAATGTTAAAGGAGTTTGGGATAATAATTACCAGTATGTTTCTCATTTGAAAGACTTAACTACTTCAACTGTTAAGGATAGTGCGGGTAAAAATAATATTACTTCAACAAAATTAGCTGCAAATCAACCGATTGAAACTACTGGTAAAATTTATAAAGGTCAACAATTTGATGGAATAAATGATTTAATTAACTGCGGTACTCCTAATTTATCCATAACTGATGTAGTAACTGTTTCTTTTTGGTTTTATCCAACAGCTGATGAGGGAACTATTATTTCCCAACGATGGGTTTATTCAGGAAATGAATCTGGTTGGGAAGTATATTATGGAAGTAATAATCATGCTAGTCTTAATGCTCAATCAATTTCTTGGAATTCAGGTTCAAATACTAATAATGATAATGCAGGTGCTGTTTTGCAAACCGATGCTAATGCTTTACCAATAAACGGGTGGCATCATTGTTTTATTATTAAAAACGGAACGTCAGTTGAAATCTATATTGATGGTTCACTGGCTAAAAGCGGTACTATCACCAGAAGTACAATTGCTTATGTTGCTTATACTTTAAGAATCGGACGTAATGCTATTAGTGATGCTACATACTATAGGAAATATTTAACGGGGATATTAGAAGAACTAAAAGTTTCCAATACCAATCGTTCTGCCTCGTATTTAATTACTGAATACAACAATGAAAATTCTCCCTCAACTTTTTACAGTATCAGTACGGAAATTCCTTATGGAAATTTTACTAAAAAGAGATTTGTTTATAAGGTTTATGATGGAGCTACTTATGTGATTACTTGGTCTAACGAAGTCCTGAATGAACCACAATTCAGGAATGTTATTAATGGTGGTCCAGGAGAAATAATTATTAGGCTTGATCGTGAGTTTGATTCTTTCGGTGAGGATGTAGATATTAAATTAAATAATAGGGTAGAGTTGTGGATTTCTGACCGCCAGTATCCCAATGGACTCCTTTTTTATAAAGGTTTTATTTCCGGTTATCGACCTGTTTTTCAGGGAAACATTGAATTTGTTGAAGTAACAGTTTTAAGTTATGTTTTTGAACTTGGCTATTATATATTAAGAAATACCTCTGGACAAACTACAATAGCCTACAATAGCTATGATCCATCAGATATCCTAAAAGATGCCATTGATAAATATCGGGCTGATGGAGGACAACTTAATTATTCAGATACCTCAATTGAAACAACCAATACTACAGTCAGTTATACTTTTAATTCTAATACAATAAGAGAAGTTATTGATAAAGTAATCGAACTGGCTCCTGAAGGCTGGTATTGGTATATAGACTCTGCTTCAATTATTCATTTTAAAGCTAAAAATGCCTTGGCTGATCATACTCTTATCATTGGAAACCATATTAATCAAATGGAAACATGGAGAAGGATAGAAGATGTAATTAATCAAGTATATTTTACAGGCAATACCACTGAAGCAAAAACTGGCTTATTCAGGGTTTATAGCAATTCGGGGTCAATTGATACTTATGGTCGTCATGCTATCCATCAGGTTGATGGTAGGGTTACTTTATCCGCAACAGCTGATACTATGGCCAATCGGATTATTAATAATAAAAAAGATCCTGAAATCCGTACCAGATTAACTATTCTTGATAATAATGGTGAATTAGAAAATAAGGGTTATGATATTGAATCAATACGTCCTGGTCAAACTTTAAAAATAAGGAATATTAAAGGTAGCGTAAAAACATTTTCTTTATGGGATCAGTTTATTTGGGACGTGGATATTTGGGATCAAACATTAACAACTGCCGCAGCTGACGTTATTCAAATCCTGCAAATTGAATATACTTTGGATTCATTAACTTTGGAAGCTAGTTCTAGATCACCGGAAATTGCTAAAAGAATCGAGGATATCCAAAGAAACTTGGTTCAGCAGCAAACTGTTAATAATCCGATTGCACCTATAGCTGGTTAGAAAGGAGGAATTTATGGCAGCAGTTACTTATTCATTTAGCCCTAATACCAAAGCCCAATCAGGACAGGTAAATAGTAATTTTGACCAATTGGCTAATGAAATATTACCAACATTTGTTGTTACTATAACTGGAACTCTGACAACTGGAACGAATTTAACACCAATTCTAATAGTTCCGCAGGATTTAGTTATTCTTAAGGCTTATGCAGCAGTTAAAACAGCTCCGGTTGGAGCTAATATCATAGTTGATATTAATATCGGTGGAACATCTATCTGGAATGTTACTCCAGCTAACAGATTAAATATTGAAACTGGTTCTGATACTGGTAATCAAACAACTTTTGATACAACACAATTATCGGATGGAGATTTATTGACATTTGACTTGGATCAAGTTGGAAGTTCCACATCTGGTGCAGATATTACGATTGAACTCAGGTGTGAGTGGAGATAAATTATGGCACAGTTTTTAGGTTTAGGAAACGGTTCAGATGGAAATTTAATTATTTCGGCCAATACTGCTTGGAATTCAGTAACTGGAGTGGTAATAACAGGTTGTTCTGGCGATAGTGGTGAAACAGGTTTAACAGTTGATGATGAAACCGGTTTTTCGGCAGGACAAAAAATATTAATTATTAAATCCAGGGGTAATACTTCTGCAACTTGCGGGGCTTGGGAACTTAATCAAATTGTTTCAGTTAGTACAGG